GAAAGCTGGTGTTGCGGTGTCTTGCGCTAGTTCTGCCCGTGTCACCGCCGTATTCCAAGGATGTGCGCGTAGCACAGCATCCCGCACCAGTTCATAGTTACGGTTACACAGTCTAGCTTCTTTGGAGTTTTGCGTAAGAGATGTAATGGTTGCTGCGCCGAGTAAGTCCAACGCTTCATTACATATATCAACAACTGAGGGCATGATTTAGTAACCTTTCAACTCTAACCAGTACGCCGAGACTTGCGTTGCTATCCCCACCCTTGAACGGGCCTCGTTGTCTATATGCTTCCCTTGCAATAATCTTTAACTTTTCTGTAGGCAATAATACCACAGTTTCATCATCAAATACGAATGCCCAATGTGTTGCTTGTGATATTGATATTCCGCTTGGCTTTCCCCAGCAATGGTATTCCACATAAACATTCCCAGTTTCTAAAGCCTTAAAATCTCTCTTAACCTCTATCGTGTTTCCATCTAATACTTCGCCTAGCCACCTTTCGGCTATTTGACCAACTTCTAAATCCCAGCGAAAATCGCCGCACGGTTTCATCATATCGCCCTCCAGCATGATGGGTTGTATGGGGGCGGCGAACCGCCCCCACATTATTTAGTCTACAACGTAGAGAACTGTCAGTTCAATCGTTCCTGTAGCGGCTGCGCCAGTCAAGGTAACTGTGACTGGATAGCCTTCATCGTCGGCATCAATTTCGATACCTGAACCAAGTGCCAGTGTAGCAGCAATGTCTGCTTTAGCGGCGCTGGCTGATGAAGCTGCGGCCTTGAACTCATCTGCGTCCAAAGCAACAGTTGTGCCGTCAGCGTTTGCGTAAGCACCATGACCTACAGACAACTGAGTTGATGCACCAAGCGCGTCATGCGCCAGTGAACCTGTCAGAATCCGTGCGCCGTCTGGGAGACGGAACATTTCAATGACGTCATCAGCCGGTAGGGCAGACGCTTCGTAAACACCATGTGCAACACGAACCCGACCACCCATTTCGTTGGTCTTGTTCATCACTACAGGGGTTGCGCGTGAATTAGTGCGCTGTGTTGAGTATACAGTAGCCATTTCACATCACTCCCTTAAGCAGCTTCGTCGCAGTCAATCTGGACGACTTTTTCTTCTTCCATACGGGTAGAACCGATTGACATGCAATAGTACACCTGAGTCGCGTAACCTTTGTCGTTACGTTCATCAATGCGCGCCATTACGTCACGGCCTACTGCCAATGCAAGACCATCCTCTGCCCATGCAAAGCATGAACGGATGTCACCAGATTTAGCTAGACGATTGGTTACAATGAAGTTGAAGCCCATGAACTGATTGACTTCACCCTGAACAAGTGCCTTCACAGTGTTGAAGTCGCTTGAGGTGACGTTTGTGTCAGCCAAGAGTGCTTCAATCTGGTCAGGGCCACATGCGAGGTAGCGTGGGATAGATGGGTCAACATCTGACAGGTCAAGAATCTTCTTAGCCTGACGCAACTTTGCAAGTGACATGTCAGCACCGCCGTTAGCAATTTGCTGTGCGGCTGGCAGGGCTGTTGAGGTTGAACCAGTTTCACCAGTAAATGCTGTGCCAAGTGCAGCGGCGATGATTTCATCGTCCATTGCGCGGCCCATAGCTGCGGCAGCAGCTTGTGCATATGCTGATGTTGGGTCGATAAGCATGCGCACTTTGTCCTGGTCATCAATCAGGTCTGCATACTCATAGTCTACGAGTGACACCCGACGACGTGCGTGTGGGGTATCAATCTGTGGTGTGTCGGCATGGCGAGTTGTGCGCTTCTGCGCTGTTGCCTTACCAACCTGGTCAAAGAAGGCATTTTTGCCAGTCATATTCTCTACGCGCACCGCATCACGCAGACGGGAACCCATCTGCTGCGATAGCATCTGCACGTTTGCAGAATACTGCTGGACAAATGCCGTGGTTACTTGGGTTGACATATCTTGTCACTCCTTCTTTACACGGGGTTACATTTGAACGCTTTTCGGTGCGCTACCCTTACGGACACTCCTGGTCTTTTCAGCCGACTTAAGGCCACCATCTTTCTGGTCGTCATCAGGACGAGTCGCCTCGCTACCCTGCATCACCCACTCGAAGTAAGTATCTGCGAGTAAGTGCGGCTTGAGTACATCACGACCGCTACCGAACTCGACAGCTAATCGTAGGCATTCAAGCCGAATATCTGTGATGGTCAGTTCCTCATCCATGTAACTGTTCCATCAAATGTTGCATACGTTCCACAGCTTTCTGTCTTGCAATCGGGTTCTTTCTATCCCAATAAGCATGAGACTTATCATTCATAATGGCATCAATCTCAGCTTGCGCTGTAGCTGGTGTCATTACGCTTGACTGTGACATTTCTGCAACAGTGTCTTCACTGGTCACAGATTGCCTGAAATCTGCGATTTTTGCAAATGCTTTAATAAACTCAGCGTTGTCGCCCAGCTTTGAACCATCTGCTAAAGTGATGTTAAACATCTCAGGGTCTGCAAACTCTTGTGCTACTCGCGCAGCCGCTTCAACCTTTTGGTCAAAAGCCCTACCCCATTCTTGCCGCAATGACTGCACAGTTTGTTCCTTGGCAACCTCTGCTAATTCAAGAGACTGCGCACCTTCCTGTTCAACTGTGCTTCTGTAGTAATCAAGAACACCCTTGGCTTGGTCAGGTGTCAAGCGCAGTTTGTGCGCAACATCTGCGTAATTTGCTGCTAATTCTTCAGTAATTACGTTTCCATCAACATCGAAGCTGTAATCCTTTGGTGTCTCTGGACGGCCTAGGCGGTCGTAAATACGGTCTAAGTCTTCATCTGTTGGGTTGACTGGAACTGCTATCTTGTCAGCACCAATCAATCTTTGCGCGTTAACATATGAACGGGCTAGGTTTTCAACATCCTTGATAGGCGAAATGCTAGGATGCTGGCGTAGTTCTTCTGGTATCATGTTTAGAAACTCGTTACCAGACCCGCCTGACGCTACTTCTGATGGGGTTTCCATCATAGGCGCAGCTTCCGGCTGGGCTACCTGTTCGGCGTTTTCCAATGACATGTTTACTCCTCTTTCATCATATTGTGGATATGAAGGATAACAGCACGTTTCCCTTCCTCGAATGCTGTGGCATTGGCATCGCCAGCCACATAACTAGAAGCACGATAATTACACCGTGCCTCTAAATCAGCTAACACTTTAACTGAACTCTCGCTGTTAAATGTTTGTCTGTAAAGGTCTTTTAGCTTTTCAATCTCAGGTGTCACTTACTAACCATCCTGGACGCTTGCGCTATCTGGGCTACATTCTGGACATCTTGCTGTTCTTGCATCATCTCCATCTGCGCCTGTTGTTGCGCTGCACGTTCCTCTCTAACCTGTTGAACCTCACGTTCTGACCTCAATGCTGATTTCGGAACGCCTAGTGCATCGGTAACATGCTTTACCAATCCGTCGGCATCAATATGGTCGCCAACTGGAAGTGATTGTGATAGTGGCATTAATATCTCAAGTGCCTTCATTGTGCTGTTGAGGCTGCTTGATTTCTGCGCACGGGCAAGCGGTGATACATATTCAATATCCACATCACGCCCCTGTAGGATTTCCGGTGGCGGTGCAAGCATGTCTGAACGAAGCATCAAAGCAAATACACGGTCAATCAAAGGACGTAGCATTTCGTTCATCAATCTTCCCAGCACGGGGCCAATCACCCGCATGCGTTCTTCTTGCCTTTGAACAACCTCTGTCGCGGTCATGTTAGGTGACTGTCCACTAAGAAGCTGGTCAACATAGAAGGCTGAACGGATTGCTGTGCGGCGCTGTTCTTCCATGCTTAGACCGATAGGAATGTTCGCACCTGTGTTTAGCGGCGTAATCATATCGCGTGTACCGCTTCTAAAGAAATTCAATCCCCCAGGCTGCGTACGAATGGGCAAGAGGAAACCATCGTCAGGAACAAGTAAGGGAGGGTCTATTTGTTTCTGCGCAGCTTGGATGATTGTTTTTGACATAAGATTAAGCATCTTAACGTCAGGCAACGCAACCATCGCTGGGGAACGCCCCATTGTCTCACCAGTCGCCTTTAAAAATCGTGGGACAATGTACGGGAACTCTTGGAAACCGCTTTCAGAAAGCAGCCCCTTGGTTTGCATATCAATATAGAACGATGCGAATGGCATGTTCTTATTGTCTCGCTTGTTAGGGTCACGGTTAATACGCGGTACTACAGCGTGTAGGATTTCAATTTCCTCGTCCGGCTTATTCTTGAATATCTTTTGAATGTAGTCCGTCACGTTGTCTATGCCAAACCGTTGCACAGCCTGACGCGCTGGGATTTTGTAAAGACGGAATACTGTGTCTACAATCCCGAATTGGTTTTCTTGCACATAGAACTCAGAAATGTGGCGTGTGCTAAACCGCAGATTACCGTCGTCAATCTCAGCAAACATACAGCCTGTGCCAAACACAACCAAGTCCACATACATTTCATGGACTTCAGTTTCAAAGTTTGACTGACCAAAAGCCCGCATCATACGCTGGCTAGTATCTTGTAGCCACTCTCGCACGTCATCGTCACGCCCGATATTCTCGTCTTTCATGTCCAGCATGAACCAAGGCGTAGCACCGCTGGTCAGCATTCCGTGCAAACTAGCAGCAAGCAAGTCAACGGCCTGGAGTGCAGTACCGTCAAAGATAAGTTCCATGCGCTTTTCGCCACGGCTACGCTTACGAACAATATCCGCTTTGCGGGGCAGCATGTAATCAGCTAGTTCCTGATAATGCGTATCCCAGTTATCTCTACGGCCTTTAAGGTATTCGTACCGCTTTACTAAGCCCTTAACGAAATCTTGCATGTATTACCCCAATAATGTAGGTGCGCCGCCGCCACCAGTGGTTCCGGTTTGTTGACCTAAAGCACCAGCAACAATGGTAGACCCAGCGCCTTTACGCTTTCTAGCCCGCATTGTCGCTTCTTCAGCCATTGCCGCTGCGCGTTGTGTATCTTCTTCACCCGCCTGTGCTGGTGGAGGTGGTGGTGGTGGCGCTGGTGGAACATATACTTTTGGCTTCAGAAAAGACATTACTGACCCCCTGTTGGTGATTTTGCGCTAGGCGTTGCGTAGGCTACACCGTAGCCCTCCATCAAAGTGCCAGCCGCACCAGCACGTTTGCCTTTAGTGCGGCGAGTGCCACGACCAAGCACTGTTTCGTCAGGTACAACTTCCGGCGTTACCTCTGGCGTAACTTCTGGTGTCGTCGCTGGTGCTTCTGGTGCGCCGTATAGCATTGCGCGGCGTTCTTCTTTGTCAGTGTTCATAACCACATCAAAAGTTTCGTCAGCCACTTTCTTGAATGGCTTTTCGATTACTTCTTCAACAACTTCACCAACTGGCTTGACGACGTATTTCTTTACGCCACGTTCCAGTTTCTTAACTGCTTTTTTTACTGAACCCATATTAGATACTCCTATTCCTAAATAATCAGGCCGCTGCTTTCCATAATTGTACCGCCACGCTTGCGGCGCTGCTTACTCATATTTGACAAAGTTGTTCCTTCTGGTGAAGGCGCGACTGGTGTTGGCGCAGCCTTGGCATCGCCAGAAATGACTACGTTCTGGTTTTCTTTTGGAATGCCCATGTTAAGCGCTAAGTCACTTGCAATGTCAGTCATGGCAGCGTCTCTGTCTGTTTTTTTAGAAGCATCTTTCAGCTTTGCCATCAACTCTGGATTTGAAAATAATTGCCTCGCAGCACCCATTTTAATTACCCCACTCATGGAAACCTAGCTTCTGGGTTTCAGTGCGAAGCCAGAATGCTTTGTTATAACCCTTATTAGATAACACACTTTTCATTTTTCTGAAACCTAAAGCAATATTACGCTTTCCTCCTGGCGCAATAAAGTCAATCAGCCAAGGTAACGCACCGCCGCCATCGTACCCAGAAACAGGGAACTCAAGTTCTTCCGTATAGTAAACTATGTGCCTATAGTTAGGGAAACCCCAAGTTGCAAACACAGCGGGCTGGTCGTTCTCATCGCGCAGAACTATATACTGGTCTAGCATCATAGGGGTGCGGATATATTTCTCCACCTCCTCAACGCCCCACCAGCCGTGGTAATCGCTGCCATCAAGCAATCGTTTGATTGCATCTACATCAACTGACTTACTCATAGCGTAAACGGGTTGTAATCCATTTGGGCAACTTGCTGGGGAGGCTTGGTAAAGTTGCTTCTATTCTCCAGACCAACCGCCAAATATCTAAAAGCATCAGCCGCGTGGCTGGTAAAGTCGTGCAACGGATGGTCGCGGAATACTTTACGCCTCTCGTCAAACTCCTGCCTGTACTGCCGTAAATATTCCAAACCTTCATGGCACTTATCCTTATCAAAATAACATTTAGGTATCAGCATCCGTGCAGCGTTAATACCATCAGCTACCTTCATCTTTGGAACTACACGAAACTTAATACCCAGCGTATAAGCAGTCTCTAGCCTAGACCTACCGCTGCCTAACTCACGCACCTCAATGTCATGCGGGGCTAGATGGTCTCCATAGGTGTAATCCTTCTTGCTAAGAATGTCAGCGTAATGGTCTAAGCCAACCCCGCTACTCTCATAATAATCAATCACATTAACCGCACCGCCACGGAATATCTGCGCAAACCAAATAGCTGTGGAATCATTGATACCCAAATCCCAAGCGGTATGCACAGGGTACATAGGGTCATAAGGTATCCGTGTCACCCTGCCATCATCGTCAGCCGCAGCTAACAGCTTCGCATAATAAGCACCAATAATAGCCGCCGTGAACGAACATTCATATTCCTGTTCATATTGTTCCGGTGTCATCTGCGCACGGGCAGCGGCAAGTTCCTCCTCCTTAACCAGCCCACTCTCACTAGCCTTGACCGTCTTGTGATACCACTGGTCAGACCCGTTCTCCACCTCGCTAATAGCTGTCTGCATCAAATCATAAAAATGATTATGCCCTGCCGGTGTACCTAAAAAGATAGCCGCACCCTCTCTATCAGACAGTGCCGGTCTAACAACCTCCCCCCATACCCTTGGGTTCTGCATGCCAAACTCATCGAAAGCACACATGTCCAAATAAATACCACGCAAAGAGTCAGGGTTCTCAGCCGACAGCAACATCAATCTGCCACCATTGGGAAAGTCCACCCGTAATTCTGTCTCATTGAAAGAAACACCTGGTATCACTCCGGC